CGCCGCTTGTATTTGTGGAAGCGATGGAAACTGATTTAGGAGGTCGCGCTCCGACAAAAGAAATTGAGTTGTAAGCGGTATCTCCATAATCGGTCGAGCCAGCACGAGATTTGTGAACGTGCTTGCTGTACCATTAGCTGCACTTTGCTGCCATCTCTGCACACTTCGCACGCCAGTATCTCCGGCTTGTAGCGGGAAGAATGGTCCAATGTTATTTGCTGCCGTTCCAGTATGGTAGACATGCGAGTTTACCGCCGAGGCTGTCGCTGCAACAGTTTGCGGTAGATTGCGCGTTCCTGTACCGCTTTGATTTGTATACTCCAGCGTTATGTTATGAGCATTTGCGCCCGTTGTTGTTGGTGCCACTACACTATACGCCATTACACCCGTTCCTGTCGTATTGCGGGGCAATGTTAAACTATTACTTAGCGTGAGTTGTGTTGCTGTATTTCCATCGATTCGCGCATAGCAGCCGAGAAGGTCTACAAGCAACAAAGTTATTGGAACAGTGGTGCCACCAGCCGTTTGTGCCGACATTGTAAGCAAGTGCTTAGTGGCAGTTCCACCAATAAGGTCGCCTGGCCAAATACAACCCTGCATGTTTGCATTGTAAGGCATAAAGCGAGGAGATTGTCCGTTGGTACCGCCTGCAATAACAATTAAGTTATCAACGGTCATGGTTTGTCCCGATGCCGCTGTAATAGCAATCGTCTGAGTAGGACTACCGCCAGTAGTTACAGCAAGGGTTGAGGTGGTAGCAGTTGTGATAGAAGTCGAAGCCGTTCCACCAATATCAATCGTAATTCCACCAGTACCGGAGGCCGCAGAAGTCGTCACAATAACCGTGTAAGTTGTGCTTGCCTCAATGGTAGCAAGAGGTGTCTGAGAAATAGCACCAGCCGTACCCGCAGTGTGCACCATGGTACCGGCTACGTTCCAAGCCCATCCGCCAGAACCGACGCCTGTCCAATCAGCAGCAGAATCAAATCCCCAGTTTTTTACATAATTACCGTGATAGCCCTGACCTCTGTCACCGCTACCAAGAAACAAATCGAACCATCGACCAGCGGTCATTACAGTAGGAGAAATTTTATTCCATGGCTGTGTCCATATTTTGCCGTTTGTTGTGACCTGTGTAATTAGATCGTCGTAACTATTAAAGCCCATATAATTCTCCTATTCTCTTGCAAAACAAATTACTCCTGTCGTTGGTCCGCTCGTACTCGAAGTTTGCACAGTTCCAACAATGTGATTCAAATAAGCACCTGACGGCACAAAAGGCGGCACCCTATTTTTTGGAAACTCAAGTTCGACAGGGGTATTGGCACTGTATACTGAAGTTTCAAATATAGGTTTTACGAGTACAAATGCACAAAATCCGCCAGCGGGTGCGAGCATTGTAATGCTGTCTATTTGTTTTACATCCGTAGTACCAGGACCAAGAGGAACAAACGGAGCTAGTGTGCGATCGAAATATCCGATGCCACTGGTAAGACAATTTATAGTTCCGATTGAACTAATTGCTGTTACCCAAAAACTTACAGTTGTTTGGACATTATTACTACCAGTGTAGGTAACTTTTACTTCTGCCACACCCGAAACGCTTTGAGGGATTGTAGTTACAACCATCAACCGTAAACCAGATGTGTATCTGCTGGCATAGTTTGTATTATCAAACACCTGCGAATCAGTAGAATCCATATCAACAAGAGGATAAAAGCCGATATAGTCCATAAGCATAAAATTGCCTGGCGCAATATGGGAACTGATATTACTTCCAGTTGTACGATATCGAACAAGATAACTATCCCCACCAAGTCCAGCATTTATACCGTTATTGCCAGAACCAACAAGCGGGGTAAACTCCAGAGCGTTTCCTACATACGGATTAAACTTTGGCGTACCAGCGGCCATAGACAAATCAAGCCAATGACCGTTGAAACCAGGCGTAGGGTTTGCACTTTTATACCAATTAGATTGAAAAACCTTATTGTTAGTCCAGGAGCTTGCCAGATCCCCAACGCTAGTTATTGCCACTTGTCACCGCCTTTGCTGCTTCAGGTGTTGCAATAATTGCAGCATTTGTATGTTCACAAGTACGAAAAAAGCGGCCATTGAAAACAATGATAATTTCATCGCAATCACCACACTTAAATAGTGGTTGCAATGTTTGCTCATCTATTGCTTGTTGGGCCGCAGTTTTCATTAATCGACAGTAGCAGTCATAGCACCAGCGGCAAACTGTGGCTGGATTCCGTTGGAAATTGAAAGCGATGATGTGAGAGCACCTTTGAGAAGTAAGTTTCCTGTGCCAGTAGAATCAGTGCCAATACCAAAGTGTGTTACAATCGACGAACCACCAGTACATTGAGCAAACTGAACAAGTGCAGTGTTTGCAATAGTGCTCACTGTGCGAGTCCATCCGCCAGCAGTACGAGCTACAGCAACACGAGCATATCCTGTATATGATGCTTCGCTAGTTGATTGATTTCCTGCTTCTCCAGGATCAGCAGTGTGTAACGAGATATAAAACGAACCAGCAGTTGCCGAGTTCTGCAATCCAGCAGCGTCTCCGATGTTGGCCCAATCCGTGTTTAGAAACAACAGATCCAAAAGTGCTGCTTCCGCTGCATTAGTCATCGACATAAGCTATTCCTCTATATTATCAATCGATAAAGTTGTGTTGCCCATTTCATCTGTTCCGATAGTACCCAACTTCTTACTGGCTTTCGGAATGATGTTATTTATTACTATAGGCTGTGCTTTGCTTGCTTCGCCTGTGCCAACAGTTTTGAGGGATTCGAGATTCATACGAATCTGCTCTAATTGTTGCTCTGCTGCTAACCGGCGTTCTTCCATCAGTTTTTCTTGCTGAGCTAATCTGAATTGCATCTGCCCAGCCTCAAGTTTTTGCACTTCTAGCAAGCCATTCAGTCTATTGTTTTCAGCTGTAATCTCGTGCTTCATCTGGTCATTAGTAGCCATAGCCTGAGCTTTAGCCATATCGACCTGCACAGCGGATGCCTTAATTTGCAGCTCTTGTTGTTTTAGCGCAAGTTCTTGTTCTGCAATGTATTGCTCTAGTTGAGCCTTTTGCATTTCAAGCTGAGCATTTAACTGCTCTTTTTGCATCTTAACCTGCATCTCCTGATTAGCGATAAGATTGCGGTTATGACTGTCTTGAGCTTCGATTTGAGAGACTTGCAATCTTGCTTGGGCTTCAATTTGAGCGATTTGCAATCTTCCTTGGACTTCTTGCATGGTTGGATCTGGCGGCGGCGGTTGCTTAGCTGCATCTTCTTTAGCTTTTGCAATTTCGCCGATTTGGGTAAGTGCTTTTGTGAAGATTCCATCTAGCTCTTTGCCTCCCTTGAACCGTTTAATTACGTTCTGGAACAACTCGATTGAGAACCCAAGCAACGGAGGATATTGCTCTATAAGTGACCGCATTTGATCAAAGAATGCGCCACAGGTTTGCATTAAAGCTGCACCTTCTTGTTGTGATTGCTGCTGATCAATAGCAACCATCGAATCGGAAGCGATCTGTATGCGATAATTTAGCCTATCTTCATCACGCAATAGATCAATGATCTGCTGTTTAAACTGCTCTATTAGAATGTTTGGATCATAGAGTGGGGCAGGTGGCATTGGTAAAGGCATACCATCTGGTCCCATTTCTGGTGCAGGTGGTTCTGGCGGTGGTGGCAAGAGAGGCGTAATAAGACCGTTTGCATCACCGACTTCAAAGATAGTTTCAGGTTCAAACTGACTAGCAACAATCGCGCCAAGTTTAGCGATAGCATCTGACACAAACTTGGTAAACATGTTTTGTCTAACGATCAACCCAAGGGATGACCATTGAGATTCAAGTCTATTAGCAGTAGCGGACTTGTATTGCTCAGAAGTGCCACGAAGCAAATCAGATACTTTTAAGGTTTCATAGAGTTGGTCTAATGCAGTTTGCCTTGCTGCTTGAAGAACTTGCAACGCATTCACATACGGTGCGATATCCATGAACTCTACGCCAGCTTGCAGACCGCCACGGCTCTTATAGCTTGGCCAGTTAATGACAGGGATCATCTTAAGATCACCGATCATCAATCCTTCTATCTGCAAACCAAGGCTAGCATCGTAAAGTGCATTGGTTCTGATTGCCTGTGTTACAGCATGAATACGAGTAGTGAGACGTTCAATTTCTAGCACTTGGTCGCGCACATGAACGTAATCAGATACAGGAATCACGCTATCTGGATCTTGGCTTTGAGCAATGACGGTGCAAGGAAAGAAACCTTCAAAGTCTATTGCTGGCTCTTGCTCCATAAGAATGAAACTATCTAAGGATTTGCTGCCCCAATAGACCTTCTCTGATTCTTTACACCAGATTTCGTAAATTTCTGCTTTTCCTTCGTACTTGCTATCGTCCCTGTTCCAATCTTGTGATGCTTTATCAGGGAAAGAATCATAATGAAGTTTATCAGCAAGCTCTTCTCCGAATATCTTTTCAGCAGTTGAGCGAGTCAGATAGGCACGTTTAGCGCGCCACAAAACTTCCGTTTCGTTTCTGGCGTCTGAGCAGAAATAGTCGCTGTATTGGACTACATCGAGAACGGCTTCTTCATCATCCTTCTTTTCAATTTGGATCTTAGCAAGAATGATGCCACCAGGACCTTGACGAGTTTCAGCTACATCACCTTCGTATGGCTGTCCCTTCTCATCGACTAATCCGCTATCGCTTTGGAATAGTGCGATCTCCACTTCTTCTTTTTCAATTTCTACTTCGTATCTAGCCCATAAAA